ATTGACGCTGACTCCGCACAGATCGAGGCACGGGTACTGGCGTGGTTAGCAGGACAAACCGACCTGCTTACTGGCTTTGCGAACAAGGAAGATGTGTACAAGAAGATGGCGTCAATCATTTATGACGTTGCCGAAGATCAAGTAACTAAAGACCAACGCTTTGTGGGTAAGACCACAATTCTCGGTGCGGGGTACGGCATGGGTGCACCCAAGTTTCAAGCACAGCTTAAGACGTTTGGGTTTGATATGGAACTTAGCGAAGCGCGGCGCGTTATTGATATTTACCGTAGGGCAAACGACGACATCGTTAGTCTATGGCGCGATGCACAATCGGCTCTAGTGCGTATGGCGAACGGTGAAGGTATGCAGTTGGGTGTACCAGAAGGCGTGCTAACAATTAAACCGAAAGCAGCCGGTATATGGCTTCCATCAGGCTTAATGATGCGCTATGATGGGATTGAATTTGAGCAGGGTGAGAAAGGTATTGAGTTCAGCTACGCTACTCGTAAGGGGCGCACTCGCATATACGGTGGCAAAGTAGTTGAGAATGTGTGTCAAGCAGTAGCAAGATGTATCATCGGTGAGCAGATGTTGCGCATCGCAAAGCGGTACAAAGTTGTGCTGACTGTCCATGACGCGATTGCATGTGTTGTGCCGAATGAGATGGTGGGTGAAGCTGTTGCGTACGTAGAAGAAAGTATGCGGTGGACACCAACGTGGGCGACGGGCCTCCCACTCAATTGCGAATCAGGCCACGGGAAGTCGTACGGAGATTGTTAATGGGTGCACCTACATGGTCGTATAGTGGTATGAAATCGTTTAACGATTGCCCTAGGAAGTTTTACCACCTAAAAGTAATCAGAGACTTTTCCGAACCACCCACTACCGCAACCATGTACGGTACCGAGTTTCACACAGCAGCAGAGTTGTACATCAAGGACGGCACACCACTACCCGCGCATTTTGCTTATGCTAAAGGTGCATTGGATAAGTTGAACGCTATCCCCGGCGAGAAGTTGTGTGAGTATGAGATGGGCTTGACCGAAAACCTAGAGCCCTGTGGGTTTAAAGATGAGCGCATGTGGTGGCGCGGTATTGCCGACTTGCTTATAATTAACTACGATACAAAAGTTGCACACGTACTAGATTACAAGACAGGTAAGAGTGCTAAGTACGCAGATAAGGGTCAACTGGAGTTAATGGCGCTTGCGGTGTTTAAGCACTTCCCGATGATTACGAATGTGAAAGCGGGCTTGCTGTTTGTCGTTAGAAAGATTTTGTTAAAGACCAGTACCCAATCGAAAGCGAAGCGGCGTTGTGGGAAAAATGGTTACAGCAATACAACCGCATGAGAGATGCATACACAAGTAACGTATGGAACCCACGCCCATCAGGGCTTTGTAAAAAACACTGTGTGGTGCTAAGTTGCCCACATAACGGAAGGAACTGATATGCCGTACAAGAACAAAGCAGATAGAGATTACAAGACCGAATACGCCAAGTATCAAGGTTCTGATGAGCAATTGAAAAACCGTGCCGAGCGTAACAGAGCTCGTGCGCAAATGATGAAAGCCGGTAAAGTATCTAAAGGCGATGGTAATGATGTTGCGCACGTTAAAGCCAAAGACAAAGGCGGCTCGATCAAAGACGGCTTGAAGGTTGAGAAGGCAAGTGCCAACAGATCATTTAAGCGCGATGCGAAACGAAACCTAGTATCAGAAGTCAGTAAGAGAGAACGTAAGAAGTAAGTAGGTACGTACCTACAAGCCTGAGTGTTGAGTATTGGGTGCAGCTACACCTGATTGGGGTTGTGAAGTTTGGGAGTAACTAGGAACTGCCCTTACATATATCAACCGAGACACCAGCACTCAGACTTGTGGGTATCAGGTGTTAGCGACCTGATGGTACGAACGGTACAAGCAGACATGGGTATCTTGGCAGGCACCCGCACTCTTCGCCGTTTTTAGCCAGTGTTTTATTTTCTAATGGACAACCCTGCTTTATGGGAGCCCACACTTTTTAAACCATGCACACCGTGTTTGGTTGTTTTGGCATCGGAGAACGAGTTGGAAATTATTGACAACAAAAACTTATTACTCAGTTTACGTAACCCACAAAAAATTACAACGGTTATTCCAAAGAGTAAAGATCTAGGCAACGGTAAGGTGTTAGTACGATGGGGACTAGATGAGGCACAGGTACTCAAGAACTTGAAGATACGCAACGTGCCAAGTCCAATATTGGGGCAGTACGATTGGCCCGGACAGTACAGACCGTTTGACCATCAACGTACGACAGCAGCGTTCCTGACACTGAACAAACGGGCGTTCTGCTTTAACGAGCAAGGTACAGGCAAGACCGGAAGCGTTATATGGGCTGCGGATTACCTGATGAAGCAACGACGAATTAAGCGCGTGTTGGTGATTTGCCCAATGTCAATTATGGACATAGCATGGCGTAAAGATTTGTTTTCGTTTGCCATGCATCGAACTGTAGACATCGCGTACGGTAGTGCGGCTAAGCGTAAACAAGTCATCAATGGCGACGCTGAGTTTGTCATCATTAACTATGACGGTGTTGAGATTGTGCGCGACGAGATTGCCGCTGCTAAGTTTGACCTGATTGTTATTGACGAAGCCAACGCATACAAGAACGCGCAAGCCAAGCGGTGGAAAGTCCTCAATGGATTACTGACGCCCGATACATGGCTCTGGATGCTCACAGGTACCCCTGCTGCGCAGTCCCCGATGGATGCTTATGGGTTAGCTAGGCTTGTCAATCCAACTGCTGTGCCTCGATATGCAAGTTCGTTTAAAGACATGGTAATGACCAAGGTAGCGCAGTTTCGATGGGTGCCAAGACCAGATGCTACCAACACGGTGTTTTCGGCATTGCAACCCGCTATTCGATTTACGAAGGATGAGTGCTTGGACTTGCCGGAAATGACGTATGTAAAGCGTACTGTGGAACTGACTAAGCAACAGCAGAAGTACTACGCGCTGCTCAAAGGCAAGATGATTATGGAAGCCGCAGGAGAGTCTGTTACGTCTGTCAACGCTGCAGTCAACATGAGTAAGCTGTTGCAAATATCGTGCGGGGCGGTGTACTCCGATACAGGCGAGACAATCGAGTTTGATATTAAAAACCGGTACAGGACGCTAAAAGAAGTTATAGATGAGACCAACCAGAAAGTGTTGGTGTTTGTGCCGTACAAACACATCATCCAAATCCTGACCCAGAAATTGATTGCAGACGGCATTCCCACCGAGATTATCTCTGGGGACGTAAGCGCCGGTAAGCGCACGGATATTTTTACACGGTTTCAAAACACGCCAGAACCACGAGTTCTGGTTATACAGCCACAGTCAGCGGCGCACGGGGTAACACTCACTGCTGCGGATACGGTGGTGTGGTGGGGGCCTGTTGCATCGCTTGAGACATACGCACAAGCTAATGCTAGGGTTCATCGCTCTGGGCAACGTCACCCAACAACGGTGGTACAGCTTCAGGGATCGTATGTAGAACGTCACGTTTACCAACTTCTTGACAATAAAATAGACGTACATACAAAGGTTGTAGATTTATATAAAGATTTGTTACAATAAGTAAGAGTAGTGTGTTATAATTAAATCGTTATCACTTGGAGAACATCATGGACAATCAAGTACCCGTAGAGAAGTTAGTAAAGATTTACATCAAGATGCGTGAGAAGCACGCTGAGATGTTGCACGAGTTCAAAGACAATGAGTCAGCGCTGAAGGCTCAGATGGATAAGGTCAAGGCAGCGCTTCTGGAGTTCTGTAAAGAGAACGATATAGACAGCGTGCGTACTGCCGAGGGTCTGTTCTTTCGCACCGTCAAGCAAAATTATTGGACGAACGACTGGGAAGCGATGGGGAGGTTTGTTGTTGAACACCAAGCCCCTGAGCTGTTAGAGAAACGTCTTAACCAAGGCAACATGAAGCAATTTTTAGAAGAGCATCCCGATTTGCTACCACCGGGACTAAATGTGGACAGCCAATATTCTGTGACTGTAAGGAGAAAATAATGACACAGACGCCGTTAGTACCGGTCGAGAAAGTCGCGGAGCATTTCACCGTAACCGTATCGTGCATCCGTGGTTGGGTACGACAGGGGAAAATCCCTAAGAGTACATATATTAAGATTGGTAATACGTACAGGTTCAATATTCCTGCTATCGTAGATGCCCTGACAGCAATACCTGATGAAGAAGTAAAACCAGTGGACGTAGCACCAGTCAGCAACGTCCCTGCCCCTGTCCAACTTACGTTGGATTTTAATTCTGATGATGACATCTAAGGAGAAGTAAATGACTGCTATGACATTGTTTGGTGGTACAAAATCGGCTTTGGCCTCACAACTGCAGGACACTTTGTCCGATACCCTTTCCGGTGGCAGTATGTCCGGTGGTAGCCGCCGTTTGTCGATCAAAGGCGGAGTATTTCGCGAGATGATCGGTGGTAAAGAATACCGAGTATCGGAAGAGCGTTCGATGAACGTTGTTATTGTTAACGCTGCACCAGTATCACGTATGTACTTTGCAGGTACGTATAGCGAAGGTGAAGTTACTAAGCCTACTTGCTGGTCGTCCGATACACAGAAACCTGATACTGCCGTGCCAGAAGATCAGCGCCAAGCATCACGGTGCCTCGACTGTAAACAGAATATCAAGGGTTCGAGCAGTGGTGGCGAGGGCCGTGCTTGCCGATTCCAACAGCGTATTGCTGTGCAGGTCGAAGGAGAGATTGCTAAGCGTGAAGTGTATCAAGTTACGCTGCCCGGTATGTCTGTGTTCGGCGAAGGTGATAAGAACAAGATGCCATTACAGGCATACGGTCGTCACCTCAAAGCACACGGCGAAGCCCCCGCAGGTATCGTGACCGAGATGCGCTTTGACACTGCAAGTGCAACGCCGAAACTGACGTTCAAGCCTGTGCGTCGTTTGGAAGATAGCGAGATCGAAGTTGTATTGGAAATGCGTGATCATCCCGATACGATCAAAGCCATCACACTTAACGTGTCACAGATGGACGGTGTGATTCCTGCACCGAAAGCTGACCTGTTTGAGACTGAGAAGAAAGCTGCTCCTAAACTTGAAGCACCGAAAGCTGAAGAGCCTATCGCTGAGCCTAAAAAGATGGTCAAGAAAACGGCTGCACCAGTAGAAGATAAAGCTGAGCTTGCTGACATTGTGGGTGATTGGGACGATTAAGTATCCCTAGGGGGGAAAGCAGATGCCGACACACGGTGCAGCGAGTACCCCACACTTTTACAATGACAGGCGGGCGCAGCTATGGACACAAAGAGATTTCTTAGGACAATACTTGGTGACGAAGGATTTTACTGCGTTACCGGAATAGAAGAACTACACGGAGAAAAACGTGACCCAGACGTAAAACAAAAATTCTACACAGATTTAAGTGACGCGATAGATAGCGCCCATGCGTTTGACACCACAGGACGTAACGCTTACTTTGCGCTTGCTACTTTTGTAGAGTCCGGCTCACGACGCAACAACAACGTGCGTCAATTACGTTCGTTCTTTTTAGATCTAGATTGCGGTGCAAACAAAGACTACGATACGCAGTCGGCTGCGCTGACAGGTCTGCGGGCTTTCTGTAAAGAACTTAAATTACCTAAACCCACGCTTGTTAATTCAGGTCGTGGCATACACGTATATTGGGCGTTGGCTGAACCTGTTTCACGTGAAACATGGGTGCCTGTTGCCGAGCGGCTAAAAGAACTTTGCACGGAACATGGACTGCGGGCTGACCCCGCCGTTACGTCTGATTCGGCACGAGTGTTACGTGTGCCGGGTACACATAACCATAAAGATACACCACCACGCTTAGTGGAGTTTATTGGGGAAATTGCACCGGCAGTAGAGTTCGAGGCGTTTCGAGAATTGCTTGGTGAAGGTTCGTTCCTACGCAAGAAGTCGTTTACTCCACGAGGGCCTGATCCAGTACTCGATCAGATGATGGGCAGCTTTCGTAGCCGGTTCAAGACGATCATGCTCAAGACCATCGACGGTAAGGGCTGTGATCAGTTAAAGTGGGTCTATGAGAACCAGACCACAATGCCGGAACCAATGTGGAGGGCAGGATTATCCATCGCTGCATTCTGTGTTGATCGTGATAAAGCGGTGCATAAAATATCTTCTAGGCATCCAGACTATTCACCGGATTCGACAGAGCGTAAAGCAGATGCCATACGAGGGCCTTACACATGCGAGACGTTTAACGGATACAACCCCGGTATATGTGGAGACTGTGTAAATAAAGGTAAGTTTAAAAGCCCGATCACACTTGGGCGAGAGTTGGAAGTATCAGAGGAACCCGTAGAGGTGGAAGAGAAAGTACTCGACCTACCAAGCGCTCCCCTGCAGAAGTTCCTTATCCCCAAATACCCTGAGCCGTATCGTCGGGGTGTCAATGGTGGCATATTTAAAGTTGTACGCAAGGACGATGAGGAAATCGAAGTACCTGTGTATCACAATGATTTATACGTTGTAAACAGACTCCGCGATCCTGAAATAGGCGAAGCGGTTGTTATGCGGCTACACCTCCCGAAAGATGGGGTGCGACAGTTCACGGTACCACTAACAGCAATCTACGCTAAAGAAGAGTTTCGGCGTCATATGGCTATGCAGGGTGTCGGTGTAATTAAAATGGATGAGCTTATGAATTACGTTTCTAAATGGGTCAACGACCTACAAATGACTACAACCGCTGCTGAAGCACGACGCCAGTTTGGGTGGACGGATGATAACTTCTCCTCCTTTGTGCTTGGTGGTACTGAAATATTTAAAGACCGAGTCGAAGTCAACCCACCCTCCAGTAGCACGCTTGGGTTATTCCCTGCGTTCGCACCGAAAGGAACGTTGGAAGGATGGGCTAAGACGGCGAACTTTTACAACCGTCCGGGTTTTGAAGTGCATCAATACATGATGGGGCTATCGTTTGGTTCGGTGTTGATTCAATATCTGCCGCTCAATAGTTCCGTGTTTCACTTACACAGTAAGGATAGCGGCTTAGGAAAATCCACCGCCATGTACGCTGGTGCATCGGTATGGGGCGATCCAGAAATACTTGTGATGAACGAGCGCGACACAATGAATTCGAAGATGAACCGTATGGAGGTAATGAAAAACCTGCCATGCTTCTTTGACGAGATGACTAACACCGCACCGAAAGACCTGAGTGACTTTGTTTACCAGATCCCAAGCGGGTTTCAGCGCAACCGGATGTCTGTCAAAAGCAACGTCGAACGTATCCGTGGTATGCCGTGGAAGAACAACTGCGCGACTAACGGCAACACCGATATGCTTGAGCGTATCTCAACGTATAAGGCACTCCCAAAGGCTGAAGCGCAACGTGTATTGTCACACCGAGCACCGAAGATCGTGTTCCCAACTAAGTCCGAAACCGATGAATTCAGTAGCGACATCAAGGATCACTACGGTCATGCGGGGCCTATATTTGTGCAGTACGTGATGAACAACGTAGACGAAGTTCGTGAGCTGCTACTTGCTACACAGAAACGGATCGACATTGCAGCGGGATTAAAGGCTGAGAATCGTTATTGGTCTGCACAAGCAGCGTCGGCGTTGGCAGGGTTAATTCTTGCTAACAAGTTAAATCTTACCCAGTACGATACCGCAGTATTATTTCGGTGGATTATCCGCACCATGCAAGACGCAAACGTCGAGATGGAAACAATGGCGGGCGATACCGAAAGCATCCTGAGTGATTACTTGGCTGAGAACTATAACAACGTTCTGCGCATCAAGAGTACTCAGGATTTACGCAAGGACATCAACATCCCTGATGCCATCCCACGCGGTGCGATGATTGGTCGGTACGAGTACGACGTAAAGAAGATGTTCTTAATAGTCAAACCTCTTAAGTCTTGGTGCGTTAAGCAGCAGATCAATTACAACGCGTTTACCGATAGCCTTAGAACCGGACGTATGAAAGCACAAAAAGCTAAGCAACGTATGGGTAAGGGTACGCACGTGAATTTGCCCGCTGCCGATGTATGGTTATTAGACTTTACGGATTTCATGGATGACGACAAAGAAAGTTCTTTCGTTAACGCGGCACCCGTTCTTGAGGAATCAGCCGACGAGTAAAGTCATCGCCCCAGATGGCGTACAAATGCACGTGGACTGGGGTACTTTTCTTGTTGGTTCGTCTTTGTTTGTGCCCGCTATCAACACCGTAAGGTTGAGGTCGCAAATGTACGCGTTAGCGCAGGAACAAAACTGGAAACTTACCGCTGTAGAGCGCATTGAGGACGGGCGCTGGGGGGTACGTTTCTGGAGATTGCTATGATAAAATACAAGCACAAGTGGCTTTGTCCGTTACTTGTTCTCCTTAGTTGTCCTTTAGCCCCTCGGTTTGTCCCCGAGGGGTTTTTTTAATCCTCGTTAAACTCTGACAGACTCTGCATCACATCGGAGTACCGTTTCTTGTTGTAGACCACACCCTTTTGCATCATCAAAGATGTTTGAGCGTGCTTCTTCATCGAGTCTCTGATTGTTGATCCAGTGATCGCAATCGTCGGATGCTTGGAATTAAACTTCACAATATCTTCCATGACATCCTGTGCTTCCGAAGAATCACCTAGGCGTGTAGCAGTGTAGAACTTACGCAAGAGTTTAGTTCTAGTTTCTGTTGTAGCCTTATCCTTACCCTTCTCATTGGCGTTAATCTCAAGCTGTCGGGTGTATTCGGCAGGTGCAAAACCAAACGCCTGACCTGCAACGTTCCATGGGCTAACCTCTTCCATAATTGGATCGCCACGCACGGTGGTAGCACCTTCAGTAGCGTAACGCAAAGCTTTGAGTCCGTTACCAAACGCAGCGGGTAGCATCTGCTCGATACCACGGGAAACTTCCCCATCGTTAATCATCTTTATGCCGCGCTCGGCGCGTAACGCGATACCCAGTGCAGGGCCTCCAAGCATCTCAACCATGGATAGAATCGTGGATTGGTCAGGCTTTGAGTTGTTGTCACGGAAGAGCAAATCACTTAACCCAACACGCGAACCAATCTCAAGTCCAGTGATAGCGTTTAGTCCACCACTGTACGCGGTGGCACCTACCCACTTGTTTACGACCGTACGGAAATCATCCTCGTCATCGTCTTTAGCCATATCGTACAAGAGTGCGGCAACACCAAACATAGGCACACCACGCACTCCGGCGATCAACGCAGCCGAACCGAATATACCCCCTATCTGGAGCATCGCGGCTTTTCGTACCTTAGAATCTTGAGACTTCAACGCTTCACGTGCTGTCTTAAACATCATGTAGTACATAGATACGCCATAACGTTTATACATAAGCGCAACCGAACCAAGCGCGTTCTGCGCGATACGTGGTGCACCAGCAGTAGAGGAGCTACCGTTAAGTAGGTTGGTCATATTAATCGCATTCATCGCCGCAGCTTCCTCGCGTTCGGCTTTGCTCATACCTCTCTCAGCAGGGTTAGGCTTAGTCTCCATACGCTTGAGTTCGAGGTCATACGTGGCAATCATACCGATCTGTCGGTTCATGCGCTCACCGTGGTGGAACACAAACCCAGACACTGCGTTTACTTTATCAAGCAACGGTACGCTGCCATCAACGTTCAGTATGTCCTGTGTTAGTGAGCGACCGAATACACCGTTATCACCAGCCATTCGTGCCAGTGTTGCATAGTGCTTCATTTTTGCAGGAGCTTTACTAAAGTCGATGTTCTCCAACGATGGGGCTGCACGAGCTTCAGTGTCTTGCCCTAACAAGTCTTTATCTGTCCGGCTAAGACCACTACCCATAAACACGCGGGTTGCACGAGCTAGAGCCGAAGCGGTATCCCCGTATCCGTATTTACCACCCAGATAGGGCATGACGACCAGTGGGATTTGCGTTAGGTTAACCAGCGCAGACGAGACGTTAAACCCAAGGGTCATACCAAAAGCAAACGTCTTAGTCGCCTGCGACCATGTTGGGTTGTCTGGGCTATTCGCTAACTGAATGCGCTTATCATACTCATCCGCAAACGCTTTCGCAGTGTCATCCCTGCTGGCTTTAGCCGACTCTTGCATCCTAGAATTAAGACGGGACAACTTAGCACCGTACTCTAGGTTTACTAGCTGACGCCCGATGGCAGGAGTGCGCAGGCGCATGGCGCTTATAGCATCCGCGTTAAATCCTAACACGCCCTCACGTTGCCGAAACGACTGAGCAAACGCTGTCTCAGGCATCACGTTTAAGAACAGATTCATAATCTCTTCGGTAGTCGTGTCTGATACTTTGTTTAGCTCTAGGGTCTGCAGCACGCTACTCATAAACGAACCACTCGGTGCGTTACGGTAGGTCTTCATTGTCGGCTTAGCGAACGGCGTAATATTTTTTGCGCTAGGATCTTTCTTCAGTTTCTCTATAGCACGGGCACGGGCACGGGGAGTCTCAAACGCTTCTACATACTTCTCTGTAGATTTACCGTCCGGGGCAAGTGCTGTGTACTCCAACCAAAAATCACCCATACGAGTCAACGGGAAGTACGGCTCTATCTTGCCAGCGTTGTCCATGATCTTGCGCAGTGCATCATTAACAGCTTTTGCGGCACCGGCACTACCCATCTCGCCGTCCATCTTGACTTTGAGTAAATCAGCAATCTTGTCATACAGAGTCTTGTATGAATCGCGCAAATCGGTGTACATCTTTTGCCCATCATCACCGAGAGCTTTCCACTTAGGTTGTAGCTCTTTCCACGCTTTAAGCTTCTCCGCGTCTTTCTCATACGCTGATATACGACACTATTAAAGTTGTCGATCTTGGCTTGAGGTTGTTTTGCAGCCCACTGCTCAGCGCGAGTAAGAGAAGCGTTGACCGCCTTAGTGAGCTTTTGCTCTGCGCCACTACGTGCGTTGATTAACTTCTCGTACTCAGGAGCTTCGGGTAAATACTTAACAGCGATGTCTTCCAACGCGTTACTTGGCAGTGACATACGTAACGCTTTCTTTGCCCAGTCAGGCACACTGCTTGTAAACACTTTATGGAAGTTATCCACTGTGCGCTCAGTAAACGTGGGGAGTGCTTTATTAATTGCACCGGCAGCGTTTAAAAATGCAGCAGGCTCGTAACCCATACCCAACACCGCATCGGGCGCAGGGGAAATAATGGATGCAATCAGCCGGTCGGTTTCGTTCATTACCGAACCCAACGCTTTAGGCTGTGCACCGATAAGGCGACGTATCATGTTGCCAATGATGTTACCGAATCGTGCCAATGCAGAAATACGCTGACCAGATGGCGTGATAGTATCTAGCTCGGTACGGAACTCCATGTTGCCGAAAGCTTCAGCAACAAATTCATCAAGGCTTGAGGCACCGTAGGCTTTACCAAGCTTATCCTTAACGTCGTCAAACAACTTAGTCAGTTGTTTAGTAACAGGATGGTTCGGATTACTGAGTATTCGTTTGGTCGCAGCGTGTACAGCCTCATGCAGCGGCGTGTGTCCATCTAGACCAATATCGGCGTTGATAAAGATTTCATTACCTTGATAGAAGTACACGCCTTCTGTTTTATTTACGTCTTTCCCTGTGCGTTCTTTAATAATCTTTTTCAGTTGAGCATCAGAGACTACAAACACCTTCGTAGTACCAAGAACGGAAGATAAGAGCATCGCGATACGCCCAGCTACACCCTTAGTCTCTTTAGCATACGCACGTAATGCGCCGACAAGATCACCCGCACGGAGAAGCTTTTCCACCGCGTCAGGCAGCGGCGGAGTTACCTTGGCACTTTCGGTGTTGATAAGGGGATCGAACTTCTCGTCTTTAGGAAGTGGTTTTACACTCCCATCAATTGGCGCATCAAACGCGCTAACTGGTTTCCCTTTACCCGCCACCGGTGCTGCTTCCGCAACGGCTTTCTTCGGTGCCTTATCTATCGCTGCTTGAGTTTGCTGCACCAATGCGGCAATCGGGTCTACCGGAACTTTCTTTTCCGCAGCTTTGGGCGTTTCTTTTTTAGCTTCGGCTTTTGGTTTGGCCTTTGAACTCGGATATTTAGTATCTAGGTAGCCTTTATTAAACGCTTCATGCTCCGCAGTGCCTTCAGGGTAAGGGCTACCCAGTGCGGATTGACCGTCTTTAGCTGACTGTACTCCTTCGGAGTAAGCGTCTTTCTTTACTGCAGGGGGTGTAGCTTTTGCTCCACCAGTGTCAGATTTAGCTCCCCCACCAGTATCACCCAGTCCTCGCTTTCCAGTTCCTGAAACTCCTGCGGTACCAGTCTTTCCTGCGGCTCCTGTGCCGACGCCCACACCACCCACTCCCACAGGCGGCTTACTTGCTCCGGGCTTAGCGGTTGACTTAGCGGTAGTTCGTTTATCAACATCTTTCACCTCCTGCTTAGGAGCTTTGGGTTGTGGTAACACGCCACCACGTGGGCCGAACATTTCACTTTGACGAGTAAATTCTGATTGCTGAACCACATCTTGGATTGCTTGCCTAGTATCGGCTGGCAAGTTTGGATTTTGCAGTGCAGCACGAAGTTCGGTGTTGACCTCCTGATTCTGCACCGGATCACTCATGTCTTTACCCAACAACCGCTTACGTAGCGCCGCTGCTTTTGGTAGCTTAAGCACATCAAGAGATTGTTCAGTAATTAGCGCTTTTTGAGGTGCTTCAACAACTTCTGGTTCAGGTGCCGCAGGGCGCGTTCCTTTCGGCGCAGCAAATCCGGGCAAACCAATCTGTTGGGGTTCTTGAGCACGAGCTGGCTTATATACGTCCATCTCGTTTGAAGAGATTTCAGCCGATGCAACTGGCTCGGCGGCACGTACGTCATACGCGCGTTGGATAAGCTCACGCTCACGGGGGGTGAACTGGGTATCTGTAAATCCTGCAGCTTGCAGTGCACGACCGAATGCTTTGGGGTTGTTCGTTACGTTTGTATCTGCTACCAAAGGCAACAATAGCCCTAAGCGGTTATCCTCAGTCGTGCGTTCACGTGTTTGCTGTAATCGTGCATCAGTTGCTACAAGGTCAGATTCAAACTTTAAACGTTCCTGTTGAGCAGCGACTGCTCCAGCTTCACCTTGTGCAACCCGTTCGGCTTGTTTAGCACGAGCGTTAGCAACTGCTTGTGCGTTTTGATCCGCAACATACATCTCAACTATTTGTTGTTCCTGAGTGCGACCACCCACTAGCGGTAATGCGCCTTGTCCAGCAGGGGCAGTTGTGTCAGGCGTAGCTGAAGGAGCAGCACCGGGTAACTGCATATCTTCTGGTGCAATTGCAGCAGGTTGTGTTGGTGCAGCGCCGAATAAATCTTGCCCACCTAAGTCCAATTCGCCTTGACGAGAGGTAGTGGTAGCGGGGGTAGGGGCTTGAGGCGCGGTTACTTCCGGTGCAGTAGGGCCTTGTATACCTGCAACAGTGTCTTGCGCTTGTTTTAACTCGTCAGAAAA